TTGCTACTAAAATAATGATGGGTAGTGGTGGTGTAGCTGAAGCCTACGAGATAGAGCAGTCTATTATTTATAACAGTGCCAGCAACTCACAAATGTACTTTGATCCGTCATCAAACTTTACTTCTGAAACAGTATTTACATTCTCAACGTGGGTAAAAAGAGCGAGTACTGGAGCTAGTCAACGCTTGCTAACCGCTGGTTATTATACTGACGCTAATAATCAAAGTGGTATGAGTATACAGTTTCATAGCTCAGACGTATTGCGTGTAAATTTGAAAAGAGTAGGAGGTGTAACCTACAATAATCAAAATATAGAGAGCGCAGCCGTCTTTAGAGATCCTGCCGCTTGGTATCACATTTTAGTGACCAGAAACGGAACTGCAATAAAAGGTTACGTTAATGGAGTTGAAGTATTAAGCGGAACAATGACGGCAAACTCTGTTGTTGGTATACAGAATACTTACCCCGTAATGGTTGGTGTATCTTCTAAACCGACAAGCAGTCCTATCGGCGCGTATGAAAGTTTTAACGGAAATCTAGCAGAAACACATTTTATCGACGGCACTGCAAAAGCAACAAGTGACTTTGGAGAAACCAACGAAGACACAGGACAGTGGATACCCAAAGAATACAGCGGTAGCTACGGCACTAATGGTTTTTATCTAAAGTTTGTAAGCGGTGCTTTAGGCACAGATAGCTCTGGACAAGGCAACACAATGACTGTTGCTAACCTCGCCAACTCTGACGTTGTTCCTGACTCGCCTACGAATAACTTTGCTACGATGAATCCTTTAGTATATCGACCAGCTAATGGATCACAGGGATATTCTGAAGGAAATCTAAAATATGGACAACCAACTGCTAATAGTTGGGGGTTTGGATTTACTACATTAAATGTTAAATCTGGAAAATGGTATGCAGAAATGAGATGTGTATCGGATGTTACTGGTGGAGTTACAGCAGGAGTTAGTAACGTAGGGCATTATGGCCTTCAACATTTTTTAGGTCAAAACCCACAAGATGCAACTGGTCAATGGATATTATATATGTATTATACTGCTAATACCTATTCGAGATTTAATGGTAGTTTAGCTAGTGAAACTTATAGTGCATTTAACTCTGGTCAAATTCTTGGTATAGCTTTAAATGCAGACGATAAAGAGTTAAGTTTTTATGTTGATGGCACGTTACAAAGTTCATTAGGTTCTAGTGGAGTAGTTGATATTTCTACTGGCGGTAGTGCTAACGATGAATGGTCATTTTTTGCAAATACATATTATGGCGCTAGTGGAGCTATGACTTGGAATTTTGGTCAAAATTCATCATTTTTAGGAACAGAAACACCTACATCTAATTCGGATGAAAATGGAGTTGGTGCGTTTCATACAACACCTCCATCAGGCTATTTAGCTCTCTGCACCGCCAACCTCCCAGACCCAGCAATCCCCCTGCCGGAAGAGCATTTTAATACTGTGTTGTACACGGGTAATGAAACGGCTCGTTCGATAACTGGCGTTGGCTTTGAACCTTCTTTCGTTTGGATTAAAGAAAGAAGTGCTAGTGGATCGCATAGATTGTTTGACCAGCCAAGAGGCGTTAACAAGGTTTTACAAAGTGATGCCGCTACAGCAGAGCTTGATAGAACAGAAGTTACCGCATTTAACGCTGATGGTTTTTCTTTGTCTGATTCAGTTACAGTTAATCAAAACGGGGTAACACATGTCTCTTGGAACTGGAAAGGAAATGGATCAGGTTCAACAAACACAGTAGGAAGTTTAGATGCAGTTGTTTCTGCAAATGCAGCCGCAGGGTTTTCAATTGTTACTTATACAGGCAACGGCAGCGCACAGAGTATTGGTCACGGTCTTTCTAAAGACCTAGAGTTTTTAGTTGTAAAAAATAGAGACGCTAATGCTTCTTGGGTTGTCCAAGTTAGCACTACTGTAAATGATTATATGTACTTAAATGGTACTGGCGGCATTCAACAAAGCTCTATATTTGGACTAGACATAACAAGAAGTAATGATGGCACATTTTATTATGGCGGCCCTAATTATATGGGCGCAAACGGCGTTGATTATCTGGCGTATTGTTTTCACTCAATTGAAGGTTATAGCAAAATTGGCTTTTATACCGGGAATGGATCTTCGGAGGGGCCAATGGTTAACACGGGTTTCAAGCCCGCTTGGTTGATGATTAAAAACACATCTAATGCGCAGGATTGGATTTTGTTTGATAACAAAAGAGATCCGTTTAACGTGACTCAACAGTTTCTTTATCCAAACTTATCTGCTGCTGAAGCTGCTGGAGGAGCAAGTGTTTTAGATATGGTTAGTAACGGCTTCAAGTTGCGCGGCACTACTAGAAATAGAAATTATAACGGTGATGTCTATTTATTTATGGCCTTCGCTGATTCACCTTTCAAAAGCGCCACCGCCCATTAAAGCAGGAGAATAATATGTACGCACAAATCACAGACGGGGCGATATCGGCGACAGGTACGCTCAAGCAGTTGTTCCCTAACACCAGCTTTCCCGGCGGCATAGCCGATAGCGATTTTAAGACTGAGAACGGGTTACAAGACGTCGTGCTTGGGGATCAGAAGGACCGTAAGTATTACTTCGTCAATCAAGGCGAGATCACACTAGCGGGAGGTGTAGCGACTCAAGAATTCACTAACACCGCAAAGGCTATCGAGGACGTTGACGCTAAAGACTCAGACGGCAATCAGTTGTATGTGCAGGTCTTTGACCCAGATGAAGGCGATGAGGGGGCAATGGTTGATACAAGCGAGAAGATGATCACCCGTGGACTCAAGTACAGCTTTAAGAACCAAATTAAAGAACAAGCTAACAGCGCACTAGCTGGCACAGATTGGATGGTTATCCGAAAGGCAGAACGCGATGTTCCTATACCCTCTGCTACATCCACGTACCGCGCAGCCGTGATTACAGAATGCGCTAGACTAGAAACAGCAATTACTGGGGCAGCAGATATAGATGCTTTAGCAGTTGTTATGCAGGCACAGAACTGGCCCGAACAAGGATAAAGGAAAAGTAAAATGGGTGGATACTTAGGAAATCAACCGGCAAATGTCCCTTTAACGACATCTCAGTTAGGGACTGGCATAGTCACGACCCCAAAGATAGCAGACTTAGCGGTCACTACTGCAAAGATAGCTGATTTGGCTGTAACTACCGCAAAGATAGCTAATCTAAACGTAACCAGCGGTAAAGTGTCAGACTTAGCGGTAATAACAGCAAAGATAGCTGATTTAGCGGTCACTACTGCAAAGATAGCTGATTTAAATGTAACAACTGGAAAGATAGCGAACTTAGCGATAACGGGCGGAAAACTTGAAACCAACATTGACCTAGCGGGAACTCTGGATGTGACAGGGTTGCTTACCGCAGATGCAAGTGTCTCGGTAACAGGTAATGTAGATATCTTGGCTCAAGGGGATCTTAGGCTCCAAGATTCAGCGGGTGGTCAGTATGTAGCTATGCAAGCTCCCGCCACTATTGGCACTTCTTACACACTGACGCTTCCCGCAGATGACGGAAACGCTGATCAAGTCCTAGCCACAGACGGATCTGGCGTAACAAGCTGGGTGACGAGTGGCGGGCTATATAATGCGTGGCTTATAAAGACAGCAGCATATACTGCCCTTTCTGGGGATCAGCTTATTGCGAATGCGCCTTCAACAGCGTTCACGATAACTTTACCGGCCAGCCCATCAGCCGGCGATACTGTTAGCTTTAAAAACGTCGGAGCGGCTTTGTTAACAGTGGGTCGCAACGGCAGCAACATTCTCAGCCAGGCATCTGACGCTACGATGCCTACGTCAAACGCGGCACAGCTAGTCTTCGTGGATGCCACAATAGGATGGACAGTATTATGAAGGAGATATTGAAATGATTATCGGCGGATCAACTCCAATAAAAAGAATTCAACGTGGAAGTTCTACGGTTTACCCCGCTGGAACCACTACTGTATCAATTAATTCAGTAGACGTAGGAAAAGCTATGGTTGTTGTTTCTACACTAAACGGTTGGAAGAATGGTAATGTCAGTGGTAATTATTCTGGAACAGCTTCAATTTCAGCAGGAGCTGTTTTAACAAATGGAACAACGCTGACCTTGACTGCGGGTACTAGCTATAGCTACCAATCAACAGGCTCAGCTGGCTGCCAAACAAAATGGGAGGTAGTGGAATATGTCTAGTTTATTTTACGCTCAGTTAAACAGCGAAAACATATGCATTTCGATAACTGAATACAATCAGCCTTTAGACAACGTACCTTCTACTTACATCACAATTGATTCTCTTGATTTAAGTTTTATAGGTAGAACGTGGGATGGCACAGATTGGGAGGCAGTATCAGCTCCTACTGATGCAGAAACAGCGAGAGATTGGCGAGATCAGGAATTAATGGCGAGTGACTTTATCGTGCCTCTAACAGATCACCCACAACACGCCGCGCACATGACCTACAGGGCAGCACTCAGGAACTGGCCTTCAACCGCTGATTTCCCAGACACGAAGCCTGAGCTAAGCGGGTAACTTTAACTTTATTTTTTATGCGCGGAGGCTGAAATGGCTGAGACAGGATTTACACCAATACAATTGTATCGAACTGCGACTGCTTCAGCCGTACCCGTTGCTGGAAAGTTGGCAGACGGCGAGTTAGCGATAAACACAAACGACGGAAAGTTATTCTACAAGAACTCTTCCGGCGTAGTCACTCAGATGGCGTCTGCAGGCAGCGGCACGGGAACAGTTAGCTCTGTTTCTGGGGCAGGCACTGTTAACGGAATAACGCTAACCGGAACCGTCACGACATCAGGAAGCCTGACTCTCGGAGGAACATTAGCTAACGTAAATCTGACGAGCCAAGTTACCGGCACCCTTCCTGCGGCCAACGGAGGCACGGGACTATCTGCCCCAGGAACTTCAGGAAACGTGCTCACCTCCGACGGAACCAACTGGACTTCCTCTTCAGCCTCGACAGTCGGCGCGTACAATTTGTGGCTTGTAAAAACCTCTGCTTATACCGCCGTAACTGGAGATCAAATAATAGCTAACAACGCCACTGCGTTTACGATTACACTTCCTGCAAGCCCATCTGTAGGCGATACAGTTGTATTAGTTAATGCCCCAGGGGGCGGATTATTGACGGTCGATCGGAACGGAAATAACATCAACTCAACGGCTGCGAACGGTGAGCTGAGCGCAGGACAGAGCAGCCAGCTTGTCTACGTTTCAGTTGCTGTCGGGTTCTTACAAATTTAAAGGAGTTTCAAGATGGCCGTAATATTAGGGTCAAGTCCGATAAAGTCCATTCAGAGAGGGTCGATGTCTTTAGCCTTGCAAAGTAGTGGACAAGGACTTCCAGGGACCGCCACAATTAACGCAGTAGATGTCGCGAAATCTTTTGTCAGCGTAAGCTGTAGAAGCGCGTCAGGTTTCTCCTCGTCATCCAGTGCAACGGGCGCTTCACTGGGAGTCGGAACGCCAACTGCAGGAGCTGCTTTAACCAACTCTACAACAGTCACGGCAAACATGGGGAATGTTCCGTTCATTGGGACTCTTATGGCGAGCACAGCAGCCGGAGTTCTTTTTTTTGAGGTTATAGAGTATGTCTAATATAAATTACGCAGTAATAGCTGAAGGCGGAGTCTGTGAGAGAATTCTAGGATATGAGCAAACTTTAAACGCCGTGCCTCATAACTACATATCAATTCCTACATTTGATCTATCTTATGTCGATCGAACTTGGAGCGGCTCCGAGTGGAGCGAAGTCGTAGTCTCAAATCCTACCGAAGAAGAAGCGGCAAGAACGTGGCGAGATAAAGAGCTTTTTGAATCAGACTGGATTGCAAACTTAAACGATCATCCTCAAAATTCTGATTACATAAGCTATAGAGTTTTGCTCCGAGACTGGCCTTCTACAGCAGGATTTCCTGCAACTAAACCTACAAGCCCTGCCTCGTCATGAGCTATACAATGACATACGACTCGCTTCTTGTAGACCTTCGTCGATATCTAGAACGAGGATTTACTGAAGCGAGCGATCAGATTGTCTTTGACCAGCTCCCGCGCCTGATTACGCTCGGAGAGAGGCGTATTGCGCGCGAGTTAAAAATAGAAGGCTTTATTCGCGCCGTAAATCTTACTCTTTCGATTGGCGTTTCGACGTACTTAAAGCCTGACAGGTGGAGAGATACGGCCTCAATGAATATTGCTGGGGCTTCTATTTTTGCTCGATCTTACGAATACTGCAGAAATTACTGGCCGGACGAGTCTGAGACCGCTACGCCTGAATTTTATGCCGACTACGATTATCAGAACTGGCTAATTACTCCCACGCCTAACGCGGCGAGCAATCTAGAGATTTTATACTACGAACAGCCTGCGTTGCTCGGAGATGACTTTCAAAGCAATTGGCTAACTGAGTACGCTCCTGACGTATTGCTTTACGCGGCGCTCTTGGAGGCGACTCCCTTCTTAAAGAATGACGAGAGAGTTCCGATGTGGCGAGAAATGTATGACAGGGCTGCTCAAGCATTAAACGGCGAAGATCTGGCTAAGATAATGGACCGATCCGCAAATAGGAGTGAAGCATAATGCCCAGTTATACCGATGTGTTTGGGGGCGCAAACATATACCCCAGCGAGATAAGCTATAGCTCGGTCAGCCTGAGCGCAAGCATAACGCTTTCGTGGCCGGAGGAAACCTCTACCAGCGTTAACCTAGCCACACGAATAATGGATGTGACTCCGACTGGAGCTGGTTTTAACATCACACTGCCTGACGCTAAAAAAAGCGGAACGGGAAACACAATTCTGTTTAACAATAAAGGCACCGCAATATTTACGGTGCTAAATGCTGGCGGCGTTCAGGTAGGAACAGTTGCTGGAGGCCAGCTCTGGCAGGTATACCTTACTGATAACACGACGACAAATGGTGTTTGGCAGTTTTTGCAGTACGGCGCAACAACGTCAACTGCAAATGCTTCGTCTTTGGCCGGAACCGGAATAGTCGCGGTCGGCACGTTTCTGTCTCAGTCAGTGCCAATAACGGCATTCTCTGCGAATTATGTAGCAGGCGCGAATGATCGAGCAAAAATGTTTAACTGGACAGGAGCGGGAGGAGTTTTAACCCTGCCAGCTCCTGCTTCGGTTGGAAATAACTGGTTTATGTATCTAAGGAACTCTGGCTCTGGTCAGATAGCCGTCACTCCACCCGGGACTACCACAATAGACGGAACGTCTCCTTTGTCCTTTCAACCAGGCGAGTCATCAATAATAGCCTCTGACGGCACAAACTTTTATACCATCGGTTTTGGGCAAGCGGCGACTTTTGCTTTTGATTACACGGTAATTTCCGTTGCCGGTGCCGGCGACTTTACGCTGTCGGGCGCTCAACTTAATAGGGTAGTGTACAAATTTACAGGAGTCTTAACCGGCGCTAGGACCATCATAATTCCCGCCACTGTTCAGCAGTATTGGATAGATAATCGCACCACAGGCGCGTACACGTTCACTGTTAAGGTAGCAGGGACTACAGGAGTGGCGATAGCGACCAACGAGAGAGGCATCTATTATTGTGACGGAAGTCAAATATTAGACGCCGATACAGCCTCGGTAGCCTCTCCGCTGGCAATTATTAACGGAGGTACTGGAGCAACCTCGTCAGGCCAAGCGTTGCTAAACCTTGGTGGAACTTCCTTCGGCGTTTCCCTTTTTACTGCGTCTGATCAGGCTGCAGGCTGGACCGCATTAGGAGTCGCTCCTGCTGGAGTCGTTAACGGAGGCACGTTTACCTAATGCCAATTGAAACAGCCGTACTGAAGTCAGCCCCAGGAATCAAAAGAGACGGGACAAAGTTTGAGGGAGATAACTACACTGACGGTCAGTGGGTTAGATGGCAGCGCGGCTTACCGAGAAAAATGGGCGGCTACAAAACCACTCAAAAATTGCTTCAGGAGATAAGCCGAGGACTTTCTACGTTTACGCAGATGACCTTTGTTTACTGTCATTCTGGAGGAGCAAATACGGTAGAGCGATTTACGCTAGATGGCACTGGAAACAGCTCTGTAATAGACGATAGAACGCCGATAGGTATAGGCGCATACGGCACAGTAACCTTAGCTGGGGCAAGCGGCTCGGTAAACATGATTGCTGTTAACGGCGTAAACGCCATGTCTGGTGCCGTAGCATTTAACGCGAGCCTAACTCAAACGGCGACTGACGTTGCGGCGAACATAACAGCGTTTGCTTCGGCTGTAACTAGCCTTGCGGTAACTGTCGTTAACCCAGGTTCTGGTAATAAGTATTATATTGACGGCGTTCAACAAGATACAGTTAGTCTGAGCGAAGGAAACATTTATAGGTTTGATCAGTCAGCGGCCACTAACGGCGGTCATCCCTTGCGTTTTTCAATCACCCCAAATGGAACTTGGGCTGGAGGAATACAGTATACGGATGGAGTCACGGCTGTCGGTACTCCTGGTAATGCTGGGGCATATACTCAGATCGTAGTAGCGGTTGGCGCTCCCACCTTATACTACTACTGCACTAATCATTCTGGCATGGGCGGTCAGGCAAATACACCCGCCGCATCAGTTCCAAAATATACTGCCGCAGCGGTTGGTGCCGTAATTACCATTACGTCTTCGACTACTGGAGATCAGACAAACGGGTTTGTTATTACAAACACGTTGAACACGCTGACCTCAACCATCGTAAACCTTAACTACGGATCTGACGCATTACTTAACAATCCCTTTAATTATTGGATGTTTGACGTTCAATACGACTCTTCGACTAATCAGAACTATTTGATTGCGGCTGTAAGCCCAAACGGCACTTGCGTCTGCAATGATCAAGACGGCCAGATATTCTTTGGAGAAGTTAGAGGAACTCAAGATCTACAAAGCATAACTCTTCCTCCAAATGCTAATGCTACCGGCGGGATTGTCAGCCTGCATCCGTACCTTTTCTATTACGGCACTGATGGAGTAATAGGCTGGTCGGTTGCTGGAGAGCCTACAAATTTAACCGGCTCAGGATCTGGCTTAGCGCGAGTTTGGGGGCAAAAGATTATAAAAGGTCTGCCTATGCGAGCTGGCTCAGGCACCGCTCCGGCAGGAATATTCTGGGCTTTTGACGCGGTCCTAAGAGCTACGTTTACCGGAGGAGCTACTGTCTTTCAGTTTGATGTCATTGCTACCGGAACTTCAATTATAAGTCAGTTCTGCGTTGTAGATTATGACGGCGTATTCTACTGGGCCGGTGTAGATCGTTTTTATATGTTTAACGGAGTTGTCCGAGAAGTACCAAACTCCATGAATTTAGACTACTTTTTCGACGGCATTAACGTCAACGAGCAGAGCAAGACGTTTTGCTTTCAGGTGCCAAAGTACGGAGAGATCTGGTGGTGCTACCCTCGCGGGACCGCAACTGAATGCACTCACGCTGTAGTCTATAATGTCCGAGAAAACACTTGGTACGATACTGAGCTTCCAAATGAAGGCAGGTCTGCTGGTCACTTCAACAATTCTTTCGCTGCACCAATTTTGACGGGAGTGAAAACCGAAGGATCTGGTTATAAAGCTTGGAGACACGAATTTAAAGTTGACGAGTACGACGGTCAAACCGTCCGCCCTATCAACAGCTACTTTGAAACTTCTGACCTTTCTACGCTTGTATCAGGCAAAAATAGATACTTGCGATGCACAACGATTGAGCCTGACTTTGTGCAGTCTGGCCCAATGACTGTCAATGTTACCGGAAGAGCTAACGCAAGAGCGCCAGACGTTACCTCGACTACGTTTACCTTCCCTGAGTCCGCTGTTGAGCCTTACGAGCAGATTGTCATGCTTAAAGAGCAGCGTCGAGAGCTTAGGATTAAGTTTGAGTCTAATTCTTTGTATGGCGACTATCAGATGGGCCAAGTCATTGCTCACTTCGATAGCGGTGACGGGACGGACCTCGGATGAGCCTGACTGTAACCCTGCCAACCGGCATGGAGCTGCAGGATTGGGCGGATTGCCTAATTACTGACTTCTCTAGCTCGGGCGCTTTTTATCCGCTGTATGATACAGATAAATGGCAAGACTGGGCCTCGCAGTACAACAGGGCTACTAATTTAGTAGAAGATTTTCCAGATCCCTATAGCTATGCAGTAGAGAACTGGAGAGAGTGGGCGGAAAGATTTGTGCAGACAACGCTATGAAATATATCGGCTATCAAGACGAAGACAACGCAGAGAAGTGGGCCAGCAAAAAGCTCGGCGTCAAGGGAAAGCCTGAATTATTCAGAGCCTTGTCTGCAGTTAATGACGACGGTGAATTTTGCTGCGTGATACTGTTAACAAATTTTAGCCCAAGAAACATTGACATAAACATTGTCGTTGACGGAGTTTTAACGCCAAAGAACACTGTATTAATGTTCAACGGGCTTTTTAGAATGGTGTTCGATCAGCTCAAGGCTGTTCGCGCTACTGCGCTAGTAGCTCAATCAAATGCACCATGTCAGTCGCTGGTCACTACGGCTGGCTTTGTAAAGGAAGGGGTGATGAGAAAAGCGTATGATGATGACGAAGACATGGTCATTTATAGCATTTTAGATAACGAATACCGCGAGCATAATTGGTTTAGGGGCGTCAAATGATTGAAGAAGAAATTGTAGAAATTGCAGAAGGCGGCGATCCGCGCGTTTTAAAGGGCCAGCTTAAACCAGAAATACTAGCTATCGTCAAAGAAAGCCCTGAGTTTGCTCAAGGTATTGATGAGATAGAGAAACGCTTGTCTCGGTCGCCAATAGTGGCCGAGGATTTAGAAGAAGCTATTGATATGCTTGAAGCGGTTCTGTTCGACCCATCTTCTTACCCCGAAATGATTCAAGCCGCGATCATGGACGGATTAATTGACGAAGGCGATGCTCCTGCTGAGTACGATCCAGTTTTTGTAACCTCTATGTTAGCAGCCCTGTACGGACTTCAAGACAGGCTTAACGCTAAAGGATACGCCCGAGGAGGGCTTACCGTAGCGGGAAGAAAGGTAGCTAATCAAGGCCAAGGCGGCGACAGCATGCTGGCTCACGTTAATCCGCGTGAAGCTGAAATATTAAAACAAATGGGCGGTCAAGGAACCATTAATCCAAACACTGGCCTTGTTGAATACAAGGGCTTAAAAAAGATATTTAAGGCTATTCTGCCTGTTGCTCTGTTTTTTGTTGCTGGTCCACTTGGCACAGCTCTAGCTGGTGCTACGACTTTGTCTGTAGGAGCAGCAACTGTTCTTGCTGGGTCCGCGCTGGGAGCAGTAGGCGCTCTTGCTACCGGAGGGAATGTGCTTCAAGGCGCTCTTATGGGCGGTATAAGCAGCGGACTAGGAGGCGCTATAGGCAGCAAGCTGGGCTTAGGAACCGGCCTAGCAGCTCAAGTGGTAGGCGGCGGAGTGGCAGGGTCCGCCTTGGCGGCAGCGCAAGGAGAGAATGTAGGAGAGGGATTCATAAGAGGAGGTGTGGGAGGCGCTTTACAAGGAGTAGGCGACGGAGCAGTTAATGCAGGATTTAGAGCAGCCGGAAACACTATTACTGGCGGAGGCGATTTAAGAGATGCCGCTACATCAGGATTATTCGGAGGACTTATTGATAAGTCAGGTCTGTTTAAGAAGCCTTCTGAAGTTGTAGTTGAAGAATTACAAACGCCTGACGCATTTGGCACAGAGAGTTACGCTATAGACGCGCCAGGAGAATTTTATAAAGACGCCACTGTTTATACAGGCCCAGACGGGAAGCCTATGAGTGCTGAAGCAATGGCCGAGGCAATGGCTCCTGACTTATCGCAAGGATCTGCTGACCTTCCCGCTGACTTTGATCTTGATTACATAGACCCACAATCTGGGCAAAGAACTGGAGGTGCAGATATGCAGTCGGCTAATCAATTAGCCGGAGAAAGGTTTGCACTTCCGCTTGAACTTGACTCTTCTCTAGCTAGAGACGTGACCCTTCCATCGGTTCCAACTATTGATCCTCTATTCACTACAGATCAGAGTCTGGCTCAAGATCAAGCTAAAGCTCAAATTGATTTCAATAAATCGCAAGCTGCTCAATCGAAAACTGCTCAACCGATCAATACGAATGTTAATCAGCAAGCACCTGTCAAGGATTCAGGATTGCTTAGCTTCAAGAACCCTGATGGCTCAATGAATTGGAAGAAAGCAGGCGGTCTTGGCCTCTTGTCTGTTACTGCTCTTGGCGCTCTTAGTCCAGAGATTCCTGAAGAGTTAGACCTTCTGACGGACGGAGACCCTGAACGAGCAGCAATGTTCAAT